ATAAAACAGAGGAATCTAATGAACCTCAATTACCAAAAGAGGAAGTTGATTTAGGTTATACTGAATCTAAACCAGAAGGTATTGAGAAAATTTCTGTTGAAGAAACAGAAGACAAGAAAGAAGAAGTTAAGGATGACTTAGGTTCTATTTCTGATTCTGTACAAAAAAGAATCAATAAATTAACTTTTAAAGTTAGGGAATCTGAAAGAAGAGAAAAAGCTGCATTAGATTATGCAAAGTCTCTTAAAAAAGAACTTGATGATACAAGTTCTAGATTCACTAAAACAAGTAAAAGTTATGTTGAGCAATATTCAGCTAGAGTCGCTGCAGAGCAAGAAAAAGCTAAAACAGCTTTAAGAGATGCTATCGCAGAACAAGACGCAGATAAAATAGCTGATGCTAATTCTTTAATTGCTAAGTTAGCCATTGAAGCTGAAAAAGCTAAGATGACTGCCGCAGAAGAGGAAGAAAGAACAAATACTCAACAAAAACAAGTTTCTCAGGAGACTACTCAAGCACCTCAGAATCCTACCTATCCAGAACCTTCTACCAGGGCTAAATCTTGGGCAGAAAAAAATGAATGGTTTGGAGCAGATAAGATTATGACAAGTGCTGCTTTTCAAGTGCATCAAGACCTTGTAGATCAAGGGTTTGACGCGGAAAGCGACGAGTACTATAATGAGATAGACAAAGTTATGAGAGAAAATTTCCCTCATAAATTTGACAAAAAACAGGAGCCACAGAAACCCGTCCAGACTGTAGCATCTGCACAAAGAAACCAAAGCGGACGCCGATCAGTGAAACTCACTCGTTCACAAATAGCTATCGCTAAGAAATTAGGAGTGCCACTAGAGGAATACGCAAAATACGTGAAGGAGAATGCATAATGGATAAAATAAAAAGAACCTCACGCGAGTCAGAAAGTAGAAAAGTAAATATGACTAAGTCTACATGGACTCCCCCGTCCAGTTTGGATGCACCACCTGCGCCACAAGGTTATGCGCATAGATGGATTAGAACATCTGTAACGGGTTTTGAGGATACAGCAAACGTAACCAAAAAACTTAGAGAAGGATGGGATTTCGTCAGAGCTGATGAAATCATGTCTAACCCAGATCTTGCGAAATACCCTGTAATTAAATCAGGTGAATACGAAGGATGTATCGGGATTGGAGGCCTTGTGCTGGCAAGGATACCTGAAGAGATATTGAAGTCACGCGCTGAGTATTTTAAAAAACTTACTCAAGATCAATTAACCGCAGTTGACAACGATCTAATGAAGGAGCAGCGACCTGAGATGCCAATCAATATTGAGAGGCAATCTCGAGTGACCTTTGGTGGTGGTTCGAAGAAGTAATTCTTAACGATAACTACCCGAGGCGGCTAAACAAAACTAAAATAGGAGAAAAAACATATGGCTAACGTAGTCGAAAAGTTTGGTCTAAGACCATACAGAAAACTAGACGGTACACCATTAGTTGGAGCTCAAAACAGATACACAATTGCTAGTTCATACGCTACTGCGATCTTCCAAGGTGACTTGGTTGTTCCTGTAACTACTGGAAATATCGAAAGATATGCTGGTAATACAAGTGATGCTGTTGTGGGTGTATTCAACGGTTGTTTTTATACTGACCCTACTACTCAAAAGCCGACCTTCAAAAATTACTACCCAGGTGGAGTTGCAGCGAGCGATATTACAGCGTTCGTAGTTGATGACCCTGACGCAGTATTTTTAGTAGATGCGGACGCAACTTTTGCGAGAGCGGACATATTTAAAAACTACTCGTTGACAACTGTGAGTGGAAACACAAAAACTGGAATATCTTCACAGCAATTAGATGTAGAGACTTCTGGAACTGATACTACTTTCGTAGTACAAGCGATTGATATTTCGCAAGATCCAGATAACTCAGACGTATCTGCTGCTAACGGAAACGTTCTAGTTAGAATCAACAATCACTTCTTTAGAAGTGGTACAGGCGTATAAGGAGATAAAATATGGCTATATCAAGAGCACAGCTAGTTAAAGAACTAGAGCCAGGTTTGAATGCCCTATTCGGCCTGGAATATAACAGATACGAAAATCAGCATGCGGAAATTTTCCCAGCTGAATCTTCAGACAGAGCTTTCGAAGAGGAAGTAATGTTAGCAGGTTTCGGTTCTGCACCAACTAAACAAGAAGGTGCGGGCGTGGTGTTCGATCAAGCAACTGAAACTTTCACTGCTAGATACACACACGAAACAATCGCTTTAGCGTTTTCAATCACTGAAGAAGCTATTGAAGATAATCTGTATGACAGACTTGCAGCTAGATATACTAGAGCACTAGCAAGATCTATGTCAAACACTAAACAAGTTAAAGCAGCAGCGGTACTAAATAACGCTCAGATTACTACTGCAATCGGTGGTGACGGTGTGTCATTAATTAATGCTTCACATCCGTTAGCAACTGGTGGTACGTTCTCTAACGTATTAGCAACTGCAGCTGACCTAAACGAAACATCACTAGAGCAGTCGTTAATCGACATTGCTGGTTTTGTTGACGAAAGAGGATTAAAAATCGCTCTTCAAGGTAGAAAAATGATAATTCCAAAAGAATTACAATTTACTGCTGAGAGATTGATGAAATCACCTCAAAGAGTCGGCACAGCTGACAATGACATTAATGCATTGGCTAACATGGGAATGATCCCTGAAGGTTACAGAATTAATAATTTCTTAACTGACACTGATTCATTCTTCATCCTTACAGATGCTCCTAACGGATTCAAGCATTTCGTAAGATCGCCAATCAAAACTGCTATGGAAGGTGACTTCGATACAGGTAACGTAAGATTTAAAGCTAGAGAAAGATACTCTTTTGGATTCTCTGATCCAAGATGTGTATTTGGTAACGGAAACTTACCAACTAGTTAATCTTATTGATTAATGATCAATTTAAGGGCGGTCTTTATGACCGCCCTTTTTTTATGTATAATAGAAGCACTGGGAATAACTAAATTTTGATATAGACTGACCCAGCAGACGGCCTTAAGACTATATCATTTAACAAGGAGAATATTATGGCACAAACTACTTTTTCTGGTCCAATATTGGCTGGAACAATTAAAAATACAACTGGAACAACTTTAGGAACTGATGTTAAAAACACGGGTCAAGTTGTTATGACACAATCATCAAACGTTGTTTTAACACATGCAACAACAACTGCGACTGCTCTAGGAATTATCATTCCAGCAAATAGTCAAATTTTAAGTATTGATATTGTTGTTGAAAGTCTGTTCACTGCATCAAACACAACTACAATCGCTGTTGGAAATAGTGCAGCGGATGCAACAGATGTTGCTGCAGCAACTGATGTGAGTGCTACTGCGGTAGGACCTATTTCAATGTTACAAGCTGCTGTAGATACTTTTAAAAATACTGGTACAAGTGATGTCGAATTATTTGGTATCACTGTTGCTAATTCTGCAAATGCAGGTGAAGCAAGAATTGTTGTAAAATACACACAAAACAATAATTTAAGTTAATAATTAATTAGTGGCTCCTTCGGGAGCCACAAACTAAGGAGTATAAAATGGGCATCAAAAGCGACATACAGGCTACAAGAACTAACGCAGCTGCAGGAGCAACTGCTGTTATTTCTGGTCCTATTAGAGTTCGTGCAATTTCTGTTGCTTCAAGTGGTGGAGGAGATGGTTTTTTAGAATTAACTACAACTTCAAACGCTGGAACAACTTTATTAGCAGTGGACGTTCCTTCTGGAGATGTTATTAATTTAAACTTACCTGAAGATGGAATTTTATTTCCAGCAGGTGTTTATATTAAAACAAAAACCAATTTGACTGCGTTTACATTATTTACTGATGTATATAACGCGCCAGGACTAACTGGTCAGAATGGATAACTACTACGCTGATATCTTAGGATTCAAAAAAGGAGGTATGCCTCCTCGAAGTAAAAAATACTATCGCTCCACTAAAAGTGGAGCGGGTATGACTCAAGCAGGTGTTGAAAGATACCGTAGAGAAAATCCTGGATCTAAATTAAAAACAGCAGTAACAGGAAAAGTTAAAAAAGGATCAAAAGCAGCAAAAAGAAGAGCTTCTTATTGTGCAAGAAGTGCAGGTCAAATGAAAATGCACAATGTAAATTGCAGTAAGACTCCAGATAAAAGAATTTGCGCTGCAAGGAGAAGGTGGAAATGTTAAATGGCATATTTAAACGCAAACATACCGCCGATCTATTGTAAGGTCAGAAAGGAATATTTATATGATTTGGACCCAAATAAAAAAGGTGAGCTCGATTGTATTATCTTCGCTATCACAAGTATTACAGGCCGCGCCATCTTATTTAACATCCTTTTATCGAATGGTGCGTGCTACTGGCGCTTGCCTATCTCAGCTTTTTTCCAAAAACATTTACAAAGAGCCGAAGTGCCCGATATGCCGATCGACGCGTTGGAACTGTGGAATTGCTTTAGTTATTATCCTAGTATTATTCAGTTCGATTTTCTTTTAGGCAATCGCGGTAAATATATAGGAAAAGATAAAAAGTTTTACCATGGCGAATATATGTTCACAATTGATTGGGCGCATCCAGAAACTAATATTTTGGATACTGAGCATTCTGAAATACCTCAAGAACATAAGTGTGCACATATTTTACAACTCGATAACGGTAATTTTGCAGCTCAGCCTAATAATCGTATTTTGTGGGACGTGTGTAGTTATACTACTGATAATAGCTGGCCAGACTATAAAGTGCAGACGACATATTGGAATGTCGAAAACAAAGACTGGGTAACTGAAGATTCAGATAACTTTTTTTACAATATAGAAGATAAAGACAAAAAAGATTATAATGATGAACACGGAATTAAAAGAATAGAAGAAATAAAAGAGCATTAAATTCAATGAAATATAGAACTTGTATATATTG